TAATAATTCGAGTGAAGCTCTGAATAATTCCGTATATGGAGTATCTTTTTGATCTCTTTTTGATTCTACATATGCCATTAAGGAGGCCATTTGCTCCTCAACAGAGGCATGATTCCCTGAAGTTTTTAAACCCCATACAACCTCGGGTATCCCACTTGTTTGAACTATCTTATGGAAGATTTGCTGTAATTTAAACCTATGCCCTTCGGTCACTCTCTCGGGATGAATAAAATCAGTAACCTCTTCACCCTGATTTAAGATTACATCAAGTGTCCCTATTTCCATATTGGTGAACATATCATTAGCATCTGAATAGCCTTGATTTTTTGCATATTCGTCTACATCTGATATTTTGCTAATGACCATTTTAGGACTAAACTTAGCCAATATCTGACTTTCAGACAAAGACACATCATGATAATCTTTGAAGTCTGGCAATGATCTTGTATAATCACTATATCCCCTGGACACCCCACCATCGGCATTATTAGCAAATGAAATAGGCAATGTATGAGCTGGATTACGTGTAACTTTTCCCTTTAATCCTGTTGGTATTTCACCCTCAAACTCAACAGTTACTTTAGTTCGTGTAAAGGATCTTTTACGAATTATATTAGCCGTTTTACCATCACCTACAGAAAGTTTAATCTGTTCAGAAGTTTCAACCCTGATTACTTCCCCGGATGATATATCCCGGATTATATCTGTCACCACATCATCGGGAATAAACTCCCAGATCAATTTACCGTTTGCAAACTTAGGCCATATCCATATAGTTCCTTCACGATGACTTTGAATATGTATAGCTTTTATCTGGTCTTTCATTTGCTGTACAATTAAATGTAATTGCTCTTGAGCTGTTTCATTTTCAATTCTAGGGATAGGTAACCCCATGAATGATACAGGTACGGCAATCATGTTAAAAGCAAACACACCGCCTAATTTTATTCCAGGGTAAGTGTTATGATAAAGCCCTTTTGTCAATGCAGAGTTAACCTGCATAGAGTCAGTCCAGTCTACCGGAGTAGGTGACCTTCTTACCATCTTTGTATTATTAACCTGTTCGCTTCCTGATTTATTCCAATTAAATATACTATCCCAAAAACCCATTATCTATTCCTCCGTGCTGCAAGTGCAGCTCTTGCATCGTTTGACATCATCATACTACCACCTTGATAAAATGTCAAAATTAAAGCATCGGCCTTATCAGGGCTTTTACCGTATCGCTTTTTAAACTCACTTTTAGGCTCGATTTTATAACGCCCTTTATTATCATAAGTGTATTGTCGGCCTGATAATTCCCTCATCAATTGAGGATCATCTGGTAAATCTATCTCATCAATTGGAAGATTAAACCACATCTCAGTAACTATGTCAGCGTATTTATTCTTATCTTCTGCACTCTGAGCAAAATTGATAGGAAATACTTTTAATCCTAACGCCTTTGATTGATCTCTTGCACTTGTTCCAATTCCGGTAGTATCAATCCTAACTGGAATAGATGGATCATTATTTATCATACTGCTAATCTGATTAGCAACTTCAATACCGTCTGACTTAGCTATTTGTTTATGGTTGGTAACTTTTAAGCCTTTTCGTTTATACATTTCTGTTTTATCATCTCCAAAGTCGGCAGGGTCACAGCCGACAGACTCTTGACCTTCTGGATCTACGATAACACGATCCATTGCAGCCCTTATTTTAGCTCTTGAAAGTATAGACTTAAAACCCTGTTTCCTGGGTTCACCATGCCATACATGAATAGCCTCATCTTCATCATATTTAAAATCTTCTGCCATTTCATTAGGTAATTCTGAATTATTCCACCATGGATTATCTATTTCCCCTGGTTGTAGATGAAGAATAATAGAGTTATTTCTTTCATTAACAACAAACCTTTCATAAACAGGATCCATTTCCTCTTCACGATTAAAAACAGCCCATAATTCAGAGCCCTTCTTTCTTAATGTTGGTAACAATATTTTCCATGATTCATGTGTAATAGTCGCAGATTCTTCAACAAAAAAAATATTATATTCGTCTAATGATTTTATATTATGTGCAGCCCTTAAGTCCTTTAGGCCTCTAAAAATAAAATGCGAACCGTTCTTAGTATTCTCAATATATTCTTTTGTAACTTTCCAATTTTCGTATTGTAATCTATCAATAGTATTCACTATTAGAGAATATACAGATTCTTCAAGAGAATTATGAACCTCACGTAAGCAAGCAACTTTTATCTTTTTTTCTTCAGCAAGTTGAACTATAAGACTTGAAGCACTCCAACTCTTAGCCCCTGCTCCACGTCCACCGTATGCAATTTTATATCTTGCCGGATCTCTCCAGGCTTCAAACTTAGGTGCTACTTTTTCTCTTAATTCCTGTTCAAGATATTCGATTAACTCAAGCTCTTTAGCCTCACTCATTTATTGCCTAATTCTTTATTGAGTTGTAATATTTTTTCTCTTCTTTGTTCTTTCGTTAGAGATTCTTTTTTTGTTTCTTTTTTAAACTGAGTAACTCCATCTTGCCATAACTCTAAAAACTTACCTTTCATTTCAACAGCTTTTAATTTATCATACATTTTAATTTTTATAGCACCGTCTTTTGTTTCTGATATTTCAGATAAAAGCCTTGTATTCAATTCAGCTGTATCATTAAAAACTACTTTTTTATATCTTTTTTCTTCACCTGTTTCTTTATCAACGACAATATAAGTTTCTACATTAGCAAAATCACCTATATCTGACTTTATAGTTTCATCGAGTATATTTATCAGCTCCAAAACAGCCATATCAGTATTAGAAAGTACTTCACCTATTCTTTTAGATAAACGGCGTTTTATATCAACATTTGTCAACAGCCGTTGACCTGAAGAATTAGCCGTCTTTGCAGAATATCCAGCCGATATTGCAGCCTGTGTTGCATTAAATCCGTTGGATATATAATAATCTACAAATAGAATCATCTTGTTAGTCATACTCTCATAATACCCCTTAAATCTTATTTTTTGCAAGTAAAAACATATTTTTACCCATCAAATCCAAAATCGCAATATAAACAACCCTCTAAACTGTCCGCAAATCCACCTTAAAGCACTCTTAAAGCGATCTTTACCCATTATCACGTCCTTTCCTATCAAAAACAGCTTTAACAGCCTCAAATGGGTTATTTCGAACATCTCCATAGCCGTATTTATTCTTATTTTCGGGTATAGCCTGTTTTTTTTGCCGTTCCAACAATTTTTTCAGATCATCTTCAGCCCCTTTAACTGCTGCAAACTCACTTTGATCGCCTGAGAATTGCCGTATACCTTCCCTTTCGTCAAGATATTCTTTTTCGTCCTGGGAGTTCATACATTAACAACCTGATACAAACTCTTAGCCTTATCAATACAAACAGCCTTTTTATCTAATTGGAGAATATTCCATAATCTCAAATATCTTAGGCAAGTGCTGACGAAAGGTTTATTACCTGTACGACCTCTCACAACGTTGGTTAAATTAGTACTATAAAATCTTTTACCTACCGGGACTCTATCAAGGATGTCAAAACATGCTTTTTTATTTGACATCATTTTTAATCCTTTATCCAGCTTATCATCAATTCCAAAATCCATAATCTAAAATGCAACCCCAAATTAAGTATTGAATAACTTAACTCCAATTTCTGTAAATAGCTTCTATGTTTTTCTTTTAGCTGTTCTTTGTTCATATCTTACTCCTGTATGATTCCCAGTCCATAATGATCATAGATCCATGCTTACTTTTAAGTCTGTCAATTGATCTCTCACCTAGATAAGTTTTCATATCCTTAAATGACAAATTACTAATCAAGATAGTTGGTCTGTAGTTTTCGTATCTCCCATTTACAACTTCATAAATCAATAATTTTTCTGCATCTGTTCCCATCTGAACCCCAACTTCATCAAGTACAAGTAATGGGATTTCTATATACTTATCAATCAAGACCTGTTCAGATAAATCATGATTACTATAACTCCTTCTAATATCTCGCAACATTCTCATTGTTGTAATATATATCCCTCTTATTCTGCCTGATTTTATAAGTTTTAATAAAACTGAGATTGCAAGATGAGTTTTTCCTGTCCCATAAGTTCCACAATAAAACATTGACGAACCTGTTTTATTTATTTTTTTGAAATTATTAAAATAATCTTTAGTTAATTTAAGTGCTTCTTTTTGACCTTGATTTTCTGTTTTATAATTTTCTAAAGTACATTCTTTGAATCTTTCAGGAACTAATGAATTATCCAAAATGTTATTTATTGTTTTTAGTTTTTCTTCTTTTTGTATTTTTTCTATTTCTTCTCGATCACGTTTTTTAATTTTTATATCTGAACATTCAGGACACTTAGACCAATAATCACCAAAAATATTCTTAGATTCATATTCTCCATGATCTATGCATTTTTCTGTTTTTATTTCTATATCATTACTACATTCTCGATTAGTCATATTTTGTAAACTTTTGAATACCACACTATCTTTAAAATTATTATCTTCAGTCATTCCACCCCTCCGCATAATCTATTTTTTTATTATAATCTTTCGGTATTTCTTTTCTATCCAATTTCTGCATAACCAAAGAATGGTTTTTAT